TTGCAATTTCGATACTTCCTATAAGGGATGGAAACTTATTCTGCACCTCCAATATAAGAACGACGTCCCCGATTTCGATACTTCCTATAAGGGATGGAAACCAGATCCGGCCATTTGGGGGAATAGCGGTCAGGCGGCACTCTCTATAGGGGATCAGTTCGCCGCAGAAGGCGTGTATTTTCAGAAAGCACGAAACGACCGCCTTGCAGGGAAACAACAGATCCACCAGCGGCTGAGGGGCTGGGGGTACGGCACCGACACATGGAAGCCTGGAATAGTTTTCTTCTCGTGCTGCTGGAACATCATCAGAACGCTTCCGAACCTTCCAACAGACCCGAGAAATCCCGAGGACATCGATACTACTGTAGAAGATCACCCGTACGATACGCTGCGATACGGGCTCATGCATAGACCCTGGGCACCTGTCGTAGAGAAAGAAGAGAAACCCGACGCCTACGAGCGAGCACGAAGACGAAGAAGAAAGGAGACAACAAACTCATGGATGGGAGCATAAAAAAAGCACGAGCCGCCCTGGAATGGGTAGCTCCTTCGAAAATGATAGAGATCGAGGCCCCGGAAGAAGGGGCCTTTTTTTGTAATCACGACTCGGTACAAATTATGAGCCGAATCGTGACGCAAGGTAAAAACATTTTGCCGGTCATCCACTCCCTCCTCACGGGCAGAATAGCTGCAGGAGAAGAGGTAGGAATCATTCTACCCCTTGGTTGCGCCTCTTCTTCTGCTACCCCTGCCCAAACAGAGGAAGAGCCAGGAGAACCGGAACGTGATGAGAAAGGCAGATTCAAGAAGAAAGGTCGGTGAGGTGAATGGCGCAAACGCAAACAGGCAAAGACCTGAAGGGACTTCCAGAGCAGGCCCGACTGGTGCACCTTCGAACATGGTTTCAGGACGCCGTCTCCGCCGAGCAGAAGTGGAGAGAGCAAGCGAAGGAAGATATAGAATTCTACGCCGGCCAGCAGTGGAATTCAAAAGACGTAGAAAAACTAAAAGAACAAGATCGCCCTGCGATCACACTGAATAAAATCCGTTCGACGGTGAACCTGCTTTCAGGCTATCAGCGTTTGAACCGCTATGATCCGTCGTTTCTACCTCGAACGGCAACAGACCTTGAGAAGTGCAAAGTCGCAGAAGGTGTGACACGATATCTTTTCGACATGGAGCGTTTCGACAGCATAGAGAGCCGCGTGGCTCTGAACGCCTACCTTACGGGCCGAGGGTGGTACTACGTATCGTACGAGTGGAACTGGGAAACGATGGAAGGTGACATCAACATTGAATGCCTAAGCCCATTCGATCTGTACCTTGACCCTGAGTGCACGAAATGCGACCTTTCCGACGCTGAGTACGTGCATTTCGCCCGCTGGGTGCCGAAAGAAAAAATAAAACGGCTCTTCCCTGAAGCGGCTGAAATCGTCGACGGGCTTCTTTCACGATATGACCAGGATGAGCAGGAGGCCGAATTCGTCGGAGCGAGCCCACTCTGGTACACAACACAAACGCACAAGGCGAGGCTCGTTACCACCTGGTATCGAACCTACGAAACGCAAATCAATTGGCGACTCCCTGATGGGACCTATGTCGAAGATAAAGAAGCTGACGACTGGATACGCATAATTGCCGAGCGACATGAAGCAAAAAAAGGTCGTATTCGAGTCGCAACATATCTCGGCGATTTGCTCCTGGAAGATATGTACTCGCCCTATGAGCATGGGCGGTTCCCATTCGTTATGTGCCCGGCTTATTGGCTAGGAGAAGGGGACACACCAGCAGGAGTAGTCAGAGACCTGAAAGATCCGCAAAGAGAGCTGAACAAGAGGCGGTCGCAGTTTCTCCATATTCTGAACACCATGGCCAACAGAGGCTGGCTGGTGGAGAAGGGGTCGATGGCTCCAGAAGACAAGCGGGCCCTCGAAGAAGGAGGCTCAACGCCAGGGAAAGTCATTGAGTACAACGGGGCCAACAAACCGGAACCGTTCGCAACAGATCAAATTCCAAGTGCATTTTTCCAAATCGACGCACAGAGCCTCAACGATATGCGTGAGATTAGCGGTGTCAACGAGGCCATGATGGGTCTTGCCCCCGCGTCACAGAGCGGAAGGGCGAAAGAACTCGACCAGCGTCAGGCGGTCGTGCAAATTACGCAGCTATTCGACGAGCTAAAGGCTGCAAAGAGACGAGTGCTCGAACTCCTCTGGGGAGGCCGGAAGAGAAAAGGCCTTGTCCAGCAGTTCTATACGGAGCCGCGAGTATTCAGGATCATCACAGACACAGGTCAGCAGGATTTTATACAGGTGAATACACCAGTCACGGCTGGTGTCAATCCATACACTGGTCAGGCAGTACAGGAGGTCATGAACGACCTCGCTACCTTCGATTTTGATATCGTCATATCCGATACGCCGGCAACACCGTCACAGCGTTTGTCAGCGTTCTATGCACTGCTCGAAATGGCAAAATATGGTGTGCCTATCCCGCCAGATGTGATGATCGAGGCTTCCGACATACCGCAAAAGGAACAGATAAAGGAGCGGATAATGGCGGCACAGCAGCAACAGCCACCACAATCATCGCCGCCTAACGCACCGCCAGGACAGCCTGGAGCCCCAGCGCCACCGCAAGGGCAGGGCCCCAGCCAGCAACAAGTCTTGCAGGCCATAGCCCAGATGGGGGGGTAAATACACAATCAACTCTAAATAACAGAGGCTTCCTCTTCAAACGAGAGGGGGCCTTTTTTTATACCTCGCGCCGCCGGCGAACGGGCGAATCGTCTTAAAAGGAGGACGTAAAAATGTCAGACGCAAAACAAGATTCAACGAAACTCCAGCTTCCAGTAGTAGAAGGGATCTCTGAAGAAATCGTCAAAGGAGCTTTCGAAGAAGACCCAGAGGCCTTCGGGGCTCTTGCAGTTGAAGAGCCTTCCTCTGAAGAGTCAAAGGAGCCTGCCGATGGGAAAGACCCTGAGGACGTGGACGGGACCACGGAAAAGACCCCCGAAGATTCTCAGGACCCTAAGGACTTGAAGACAGTCCCTCTCGAAGCATTACGGGAAGAGCGACAACGACGCCAGGAGCTTCAGCAGCAAATGTCTGAGCTCGAACTCAAGCTCATAAAACTCGCGACAGCACAACAACAGCAACAAGAGGCGAAACCAAGCGCTGAACCGAAAGATCCGCTTGAAGAGCTCCTCGACGCAAAAGTATCAGAACGACTGAAACCCTTCGAAGAGCAGCTTCGGATACAAGAGCAGGCCCAGCGGCGCGTCACGGAAGTGCAGCGACACGAGGAAGAAGCCCGTCAGAAATACAAAAACTACGACGAGATCATTGAGCCAGTCGAACGGTGGCTCGGGGAGATGCAAAGACGAGCAATGGCAGGTGATCAGGCAGCATACGCCAACATTGCGACCGTCATGAACCAGCCGAACCCTGCTGAATTCGCATACACCCTTGGCTGTCGATTCGCTTACGAGAACACACTTAAGTCGCAGTCCCAGACGCAGCCCCAGAAAAACGAGCCAGCCAAGCCTCCTGTCGATCCGGCGAATCTCCCAAGGGGGGCCGGAACTGGCGGCGGGGCAGGCGGCAACGATGCGGGGCTGACGATCGAGGGGCTTCAGGCCATGGACGCGAAAGAATGGGCCAAACTGCCTAAGAACGTACGAGATCGCCTTCTCCAAGGCGTTCTCTAACCCCACAACAGAATGGAGGTTTTTTGATTGACAGTGACATCTCTTCCAGTCAATCTGGTAAAAAAATTATGGGCGTCCCAGCTGTGGGTTGAAGCCCAGGACGATATATTTTTTAAGCGCTTTATAGGCGAGGGTGAAAACAACATCATCCACAAAAAGAACGATTTGAAGAAGGAGAAAGGTGACCAGATTACTCTCGGCCTAGCCATGAAGCTCAGTGGCGCAGGTATATCTGGCGACAGCACCCTCGAAGGCAATGAAGAGCAGATGACTTTTTACGACATGTCTGTCACGATTGATCAGATCAGAAATGGCGTTCGCCTGAAGGGAAAGATGGAAGAGCAGAAGACTGCGGCCAACCTCAGGCAGTCCGCGAAGAATGCACTGAAGGTATGGCTCTCCGAGAAGATCGACAATACCTTTTTCACGACCCTTGCCACTTCACCAAGCGCTGGGCGCGTTCTCTTCGGAGGCGACGCAACAGCAACGGCCGAGATCGTTGACGCTGACAAGCTTACCACTACGCTAATCTCCACGGCAAAGCGCAAGGCCATGCTCGCCACGCCGAAGATCCGCCCTGTCAAGATCGATGGCAAAGAGCACTATATGATGCTTGTCCACCCCTACGCAGCACGCGACTTGAAGACCGACACAGCATGGTTGAACGCTCAGAAAGACGCCAACCTCAGGGGCGATAAGAACCCCATTTTCTCTGGAGCTCTCGGAATCTGGGACGGCGTCATTTTGTTCGAGCATGAGAATGTCCGACTTACTACCGACGGTGCTTC